ACTTTATCAACAATACATGGGGCGAAAGGAGGGGAAGCTGATAATGTCTTATTACTTCCTGATATTACTAAGTCTGCTATGGACCACAACGATATTAATCCAGACGAATTACATAGACTTTTCTATGTTGCTGTAACACGCGCAAAGAAAGCTTTACACATTTTAGAACCAAGAAACTATGAAAGAGCGTATGTGTTATGAAGACAAATAGAAGAGGAGCTATATCAGAACAACAAGCTGTCTTATATTTATTAAAAGAAGGTTTAGATGTTTTTAAAAGCTGTCAAGACACAGGGGCTGTAGACCTTATGACATTTGATCCTGAAACTGGAGAAGCTAGGCTTTGGGAAGTTAAGACAGAGAACTACAGATTGAGTGGACCAAGAAAAGGGGACCCAATAGGCAGAACAAGAAGAGATATAAGATTTACAAAAATAATACACATGCTTTATGTAGATAAGAACGGAGAGATAAGGAAAGGAACTAGAAAATGAAAAAGAAACACGATCCAGTAAATTTCCCTTCTCATTATAACAAGGGTGGTGTTCAATGTATTGATGCTATTGAATCATGTCAAGGCGCTGGATTTAGATACTACTTACAGGGCTCAGCTATTAAATATATTTGGCGCCACGAGCATAAGAAAAAACCAATTGAAGATTTAGATAAAGCCATCTGGTTTTTAAATAAACTAAAGGAGCAATATAAATGAGACCATTACAAACACCAATGTTCACACCGGAAACAGAATGGGTTCCACCAGTTAACTTACCTGACTTAAGTCAGCATAAAGAAATAGCAATAGATTTAGAAACCAGAGATCCTAATTTAATTAAAATGGGATCAGGTTCTATCAGAGGAGACGGAGAAATTGTAGGTATTGCTGTTGCTGTTGAAGGATGGTCAGGTTATTTTCCGATCAACCACGAGGGTGGTGGGAACATGGACCGGGCAGTAGTATTAGATTGGTTTGAAGAAGTTTTAAACACAACGGCTACTAAAATATTTCATAATGCCATGTATGATGTCTCCTGGATCCGTTCACTAGGTTTCTATATTAATGGTGGCATCATTGATACTATGATTGCAGCATCACTAGTTAATGAAAATAGGTTCCGTTACACACTTGATTCAGTTGCAAAAGATTATGTAGGCACAGGTAAACATGAAAGATTATTACAAGAAGCTGCAAAAGATTGGGGTGTTGATCCTAAAGCAGAGATGTGGAGGCTACCTGCACCATTTGTAGGTGAGTACGCAGAAAAAGATGCAGAGATAACTTTAAAGTTATGGGCTGCCATGCAACACGAAATTTCTAAACAAGATTTGTGGGACGTGTTTAATTTAGAAACTAATTTATTTCCATGTCTAGTTGATATGAAATTTAAAGGTGTACGTGTTGATATAGATGTAGCTAACTCACTTAAAGAACAACTAACTAAAACAGAAAAAAAACTACACCAAGATATAAATAAACTAGTTGGTTTTGATTTAGAAATCTGGGCCGCAGCATCTATTGCTAAAGCATTTGATCATTTAAAAATGCCATATGATAGAACTGAAAAAGGTTCACCATCTTTTACCAAGAATTTTTTAGCTACTCATCCAGCAGAACTTCCAAAGTTAATCAATAGCGCACGAGAAATTAATAAAGCTAACACTACATTTATTGAAACAATACTTAAGCACGAACACCGAGGCAGGATCCACGCTGATATAAATCAGATTAGATCTGATCAAGGTGGTACTGTTACTGGACGATTCAGTTATAGTAACCCTAACCTCCAACAAATTCCAGCACGGCACAAGGAGCTCGGACCGCTGATTAGATCCATATTTATTCCAGAAGAAGGATGTAAGTGGGGATGCTTTGATTACAATCAACAGGAACCAAGAATCTTAGTACACTTTGCATCACTGATGAGACTAGAAGGAACATCTACTATTGTTGATGCTTATAAAGATGACAGCGCAGACTTTCATGAAATGATAGCAGAGATGGCTGGCATTAATAGAAAACAAGCAAAAACTATTAACTTAGGAATTATGTATGGCATGGGTAAGAATAAACTTATGGCAGAATTAGGATTATTAAAAGACTCCGCAGAAAAACTTTTAAAAAATTATCACATGAAAGCACCGTTCGTTAAGATGTTATCAGAAGCCGTGAGCAGACGCGCCAATGATAGTGGAAAAATTAGAACGATTGGTGGCAGACTGTGTCATTTCGACATGTGGGAACCCCATGGTTTTGGAATAAAGAAACCACTACCCCACGCTGATGCTCTCAGGGAGCACGGACCGGGGATTAAACGCGCGTTCACATACAAGTCTTTGAACAAGCTGATTCAAGGATCAGCTGCGGACATGACAAAACAATCCATGTTGGCCTTGTATAGAGAGGGGGTGATTCCTCATATACAAATACATGACGAGCTTGATATATCAGTGGAAAATATGGCGCAGGTCGAAAAGATTAGCAAAATTATGGAGTCAGCGGTAGAATTACAAGTTCCAAATAAAATAGATTACGAAGAAGGAGAAAACTGGGGTGACATACACTGAAAAAGATCCAGTAGAAATTACACTTGGAGTGTGTGATATTTGTAACAGTTATGTTCCTTTTATACGATTAGTAACAAAAGGTGAGAAAAGAGTTTATCAATGCATGACGTGTAGATCTAAACATACCCAACATGTAAATGGCAAGGTAACATTTAATTATTTAGAGGAAAGTTATACTTTTAAAGCACCGAGAAATTAGTGAGGAAAACCAACAAAAATGTCGGTAACTATAGAAAAGTTACCGACATATGAAGGTGAGAAGATTTTTGTATAATAAATTAAAATAAACTCTTGTCAAATACAATAATTGCTCTATATAGTCCCATAGAATATGATAATAAAGGAGGAAAAAATGCCAGACATAAGTCGATTTAAATCTGTATCAGTATCAACCGGTACACATATGAAACTAATAGATTTAGCTCATAATCGTTTCGAAGTACCAGTAAGTGTACAAAAAGTGATAGAGTTTTTATTAGAAAAAGAGATGAGGAAAAAAAATGGTAGATCTAACGGGAAAGCACGACGTTAAAGCTATTTGCCCCCGTTGTAATGGTAATGGCTTTATTAAGATTGTAAGCACCCCAGACTTAGTTGAGTACGATTGTCCTCAATGTGAAAGTCAAGGTGAAGTAACACTGCCTGCAGATAGGTGCCGAGAAAACGTAGAAGGCGGTATTGAAGCGCATGGTAAAAAATCAGGGGAATGTATATGAGTGACTATTTATTATTTTTAAGTAGAATAGAGGCACTGCGCCGGATGGTAGCAACAGCTCCTGAAAGCGCTAAGCCTATATGGCAAAAACATTTAGATGCTTTAATAGATGTAAGATCGGAGGTAGCACATGAAAGATTTCAAGCTAACGCTCGGAGCGTATGCTAGTGGTATAATTGTGTGGACAGTTTTAATCTGCACAGCAGCATTAATGATTGCAAATATTGTCACTATATATAATATACATATTGTCATAGATACTATATGGCACGAGATTGCACAGGTGAAAGATACAAATATATCACTGTACCAATTTATCGAGGCACATAAAGATGACTTTAATTAAGGAAAACAAGACGGTGAGAACAGAGATTCCTAATAGGATGATGAGTGCAACTTTCGCTCTTCCGATAGATAATCGGAAGGTGATAGGTATTGTTAATTACGTAGCTAATAAAACAGGTGTAACTCCTCTTGCTTTTTGGATGAAACTTAAGCCAACAGATTCTTATTTAGATAGAGAACTTAGGGCCTCTGGAAAATTAATTTCTAGGTGTTTACAACACGGTGAATCTTTAAAAGATCTAGTTGATACGCTTTCTCAAGATAATATAATTGGCCAGATGGCTAATTATTTACACAAGAATATGGAAGACATTATTCTTGGTAATGATATGGGTAAAAAACAGCGTATGTTATCAACTGATCCATATGATATGAAAGAATGACAGAAGAATTTGAAATAGAATGGATTCCAGAGGATACTGGAGCTCCTTACACAGAAGTTGATATGACGGAGAATAAAACAGAAGAAGAATTAACTTCTGCACAGATAGATAAAATTTGTAAAAAAAAATATGGCCACACTAATTGGGCAAGAATGGATCGTATGTCACCTATAGAACTAGCCGGTAATCCACATCACTTTGATTACGAAAAGGGGGTAATTTATTTTAAAAATGCTAACCTTTTATGATACACTATCCCAACGTAGAGTTTTGTAAACAAGCTTTACCCAAAAAAGATTTCGACGAGCTTCATGAATATATGATCGGGGATTTTCAGAATTTTCCATCATATAATTTTCTTAAAAAAAATGAAGTTCCTACTAATAAAATTGAGAAAGCAATTGTTAAAATGCTGGGAGATCAAAACTATCATATAGAGTACTGGCATAGATATAATGATGAACCTATTTGGCACGTTGACGGAGATGAAATAACACAGAAAAACCATCCCGGTAAGTATCCTGTTGAGCTGTCTATCGCGAGTTATATAGTTTATGTTAAAAT